GTCACGCCGACACCTCTACTTTCAGGCGCGCCGCTGCGGCGATGCAGCAGGCGTCAATCTCGTCTTGGCTGCGGCCGGCGAGTTCCGGCCACCTGGTCACCGCGTACTCCTTGATGGGGCCCTTGCCGCTGCCCTCGATGCCGAGCAGCTGCCGCCACTCGCGCGAGGGAAGTAGCTCAATCAGCGCGGAGCCAAAGATGTGGGAGGCAATCGCCGCGTATGCCCCACACCAGAGCGCCAGGGCGAGCGTGGTCTTTGGGTTCGGCCCGCTCCACGGTGCCTCGACAAACACGCCGAGCACGTCCGCGGCCTTGTGCTGCGCGGTGTAGTCAATGTCGACGAGCTCGTCGCGCACCATCTGGAACGCGCGGCGGATGTCACCGTCCTTGTGGTCAATGACGATGACGCCGGTGGCGACCACCGCGCAGTCGTCGGTGAGCAGCGCCCAACCCGTGCGGTTCTTGGCTGCGTCAAGGCCGAGGATCATGAGGCCACCCGCTTCCTCTTCGGCCTCTGCGGCTTGCCCTTGATCGGACCAGGCTCACGAAGGGGCAGGTCCATCCGGCGAAACTGGCGGTAAATCGCCATCGTCAGCGACCACTCGCTCGCGTACTGGGTTTCGGGGTAGAGGATCGCCGCGCACTCGCGCAGGCTCTTCTTCTGGATTGAGTAGAGAAGCCACGCCCGCGTGACGACGCTGCCCTGCATGGCCTCGGGGATACCTGCGACGGGACTCACTTGAGCACCTCCGCAAGCCGCGCCCCGATCCAGTAGGCGACAGGCGAGACCACGCCATTCCCGCAGGCCGCATAGCGCCGCGAGTCGGGGGCGTGGTCTTTGCCGTTCCATGGGATGTCGGTCCACCCGTCCGGAAAACCCATGAGGCGCTCGCACTCAAGCGGCGTGAGGCGTCGCACGGTTGGACGGTGATGCTCGGCGACGTAGGTGGCTTGATGCGTTCCACCTGACGCCGAAAGCGCGCCAGCCCTGTCCTCAGGGTCGCGCACCTCTTCGCGCTGGTTCTGAGCGAACGCCGTCACGAGCGCGTGCGTCGTTCGCACGTCGCCAACGTCAAAGCTATTGAGCGTGTTGGCGATGCCGTCATCAACCAACGTCTCTGGCGTACCTGGTCCACTGACCCGCGCGCTCTTGCGGTAGACGTAGGCGCCCGCGATGTCGGTGGTGCGCTGCCCCCCCTGCGCGTTACTCGGCAAGGTGCCCGCGATGTCCTCGTTGCCGGGGTTCACTCCGACACCTCGCCACTCGTCTGCTCGACGATCAGGTGGCCGGCCTGCGCGTTCCGCACGTCCGCCCCATTCTGAATGCTTGAGGTCAAGGCACTCACGACTCTCTCTCTCTGATCCCACGGCCAGACCAGGCCAGCTCCGCTCGGGCCCATGTCCTGACCTGACTGCTCTCCGTAGGTCGCTGTCAGAGTTCCGGCCACACGAGGTTCTGACACTCGTCCCCGGCTGGGCCTCCGCTGCCCTTCGCCCACTTGGCGGTGACGGCGGGAATGACTCTCTCTCTCTCTCTACGTTCACGGCGTTGACTCCGCCACCGCCCGTAGCGCCTGCTCCAGCGCCGGCGGCAGAGAGCGGCCACGCCGGGTCGCTCGTCGGAGGATCCCCGTCGCTGCCTTCTTGGAGAGCGAGTACCTCTCCGATGCGTTTGGCTCCAGGATCTCCGTCAAGGACGGCGCACACAAACACTCGGCGTCGCCGCTGGGGCACACCGAAATGCTGCGCGTCAAGAGTGCGCCAGCTGACCAGATACCCGCGCTCGGCCAGCGCGTTGAGGACGACTCCGAAATCCCGGCCGCCGTTGCTGGAGTAGAGCCCCTCGACGTTCTCCACAAGGATGGCGCGGGGTCGAAGAGCGTCAGCGATTCGCATGAACTCGTGGAAGAGGCCGCTGCGCTCCCCTGCGAGTCCGGCGCGCTTCCCTGCGACGGAGAGGTCTTGGCAGGGGAAGCCTCCGCAGAGGAGATCAAGGCGATCATCAGTTTCGCCCCGCCACTCCCACCCACGCTCGCCCGACTGACGTTTGGCAGATCCACTTTCTCGATGCAGGCTCCCGTTTCCCTCGTTCGGAAGTGCCACGTTTCGCACGTCGTCATAGATGTGGACGCCGGGGAACCTGGTGGCAAGGACTGCGCGGCAGTAGGGGTCAATCTCGGCGAAGAAGAGGTGTCGGAACCCGGCCCATGCAAGGCCGATGTCCATTCCTCCGACGCCTGAGAAGAGTGATCCGCAGGTGAGGGCGTGGTCATTCAAAAGCACCCCCATCCGCTCCAGCCAAACGAGTGTGCGCCGGCGACTGCCACCAACAGCTGCTGAGCCGGGGACGCCTCAGGCGGGTAGGGATAGCCGGTGATCCGCGCGCCGATGCCGTAGGTCGAGTTCGCCATGCCGAACCCGGACACGTAGCCGCTGCCGCTCAGCGACCAGCGACGTGCCCAGGGGGACGCGCCCTTGCCGGTACCGTGCTCTGAGCCCGGCTCCTCGCACCCGCTCACGCGCTCCGCCGTGGCGAGGTCGTAGGCGCTTACACGGCGGGTAGCCTCACGCCACGACGGGTTGGGTGGGTAGGGCATTGCGTCGCGCTTGGCCTGCTTGACGCACGCGACCTTGGCGGACCCGGTGTGCTTCGCGCACGGAGCCGCAGTGGCGGGAAGTGACCCCCAACTCGCAAGCAGTCCGATAGAACACGCGACGAACATTGGTGCCGAAACTGCCGCGAACTTGCCGCGCAGTCGAGCAGCCAGGGAACCGACGGAACCGCCGTCTACATGGGCAGAACGAGCACTATCCGCGACGCTTGCGAACAGCACCGAGGCGCTTCGACAAGCTGGGGGTCGGCGGTTCGAACCCGTCAACGCCCACTCCTCGGAAGTCCTGCAAATCGGCACATTCTTCACTTTGACCTCCTAGTCAACATGTCGCCGCATAGAACTTCGTCGCACATCTCAGCGTTCGTCTGTGTACGTTGCGGTGCATGTCCGTACATCCCCGCAGGACCAAAAAAGGCCTCGTATTCGACGTTCGTTGGCGCGATGCGGCCGGAAAGAACCGCGGCCGGACCTTCGATCTGAAGGACGACGCGGTTGCCTACGACCTGACTCAGCGCAGGTCGAAGAGGATGGGAGCCTTCGCTCCGAGCGATCCCTCGCCCGAGCTGCTGTGGAACTTTCTGGAACGGTGGTTCGCCACCGGCACCTGGGCGATGACCACGCGAAGGTCGCGCGCTCACCTCATTGACAAGTGGATCGTGCCGTTCATCGGCGACGTGCCACTCCGTCAGCTCGGGCGTCAGCGTGTGCGCGAGTTCCGCGCAGAGATCATCAACGCCGGCAGCCCGCCCACCAACACAAACAACGTCATGGCGGTGCTGTCGAGCGCGCTCACCGTCGCCGTTGACGACGGCCTGATCCCGTACAACCCGTGCCACCGGATCGGCAAGGTGCCGACGCAGCGCCCGCAGCGACGCGCCTACCCGCCCGAGGTCGTCGACGCGCTGTACCGGCAAATGCCGACTGACCGTGACCGGGCGGTCTTCGGATTCCTGCGCCACGGACTGCGCCCGGCAGAAGTCGTCGGGATGCAGTGGCGCGACATCGATGACGGGATCATGACCGTCTACGACACTGTCCAGGAAGGTCAGACCGTCGCCACCAAGACCGGCGTGTTCCGGGCAATCCCGATTGAGGAGCCTCTTGAGTCCGATCTGTCGAAGCTCGACAGGTACTACGCGGACGACTACATCGTGGCCGGCACGCAGGGTGGCCCGCTCAACTGGAAGATGTGGACGCGCAGGGTGTGGGCACCCGCACGCCAAGCGGTCGGAACCGACTGCGTCCCGTACAGCCTGCGTCATACCCGCGCCTCCGAGCTCATCGTGACCAGGCGAATGGATCCCGCGAACGCAGCTGCGCTCATGGGCCACAGCACTCGGGTCATGCTTGACCACTACGTCCACCTGTTTCAGGCAGCGCACGCGCGAGACGCGCGAAGTGCCCTTGAGGAACGGGAGGCGAGATAGGCGCTGGCTGCGAGGCGGCCATGTATGTCGCCTGAAGAGACTCGGCTGGCACGCGCCACCTGCTGCCAACCCGCACCGCGGGGATCTGCCCGCGCTGGATCATGCGCCTGATCGTCGCCGGGTGGCACGCCACTTTCTCGGCGGCCTCTAGAACGCTCAACATGCTTGTCATCTCTCCCAATCCTCCGGTCGACAATGGGGGCACACCACGGGCAAGAGCCACACCCGCACCGCGCCCCACGGCGCTCTCACGCCCTCTGGGGTTCTCACCAAGACCACGCCGCTGCCCTGACACCCAGGGCACTGGCCTGATCCGTGCTCGTTGATGTAGGCGAGGAGCGCCCGGCGCGCGGCTTCCGCCCTGGCCCACGTCGCAGTGCCTTCCGGCTTCCATCCGCGACTTGGCTTTGGCGTATGCACGAGCACCGGGCCTCCTCAGACGCCACCTAGAAGGGGATGTCCTCGTCGCCTGCTGGCTTCTTCTTCGCGGTCTTGGCCTTCGCCACGGCGGCCACGCCCTCAGGGGTTGGCGCGCTCTTGGCGATCTCGTAGGCGTGGAACTCGCGCCCGGCCTTGCTCATGCGCGTGCCCTTGTAGACGACGTACACCGACCAGCCGGGGCCCGGCACGTCCTTCTCTGCCTCGCTGCCGAGCTCGCGCTGGAGCACCGACCGCGAGAGGCGGAAGGTCAGCGTGCCCTCATTCGGCACGTCGTTGATGGTCGGGTTGACCACCAGCAGCTCCTCGGACTCACCGAATGGCGTCTCAACGGTCTGGTGGGCCGGGTCTGCGACGGTGCCGGCGAACCACTCGCCCGGCTCCCGGAGGCCAATCCAGTCACCGCCGTTCTGCTGGGCCTGCGCCCTGAGCACTGCAATCTGATCTGCGTCCATGCTTCTCGTTCCTCGCTTCCTATGCAGCCTTGATCTCTGGCAGCGGCGGATAGACCGCCCGCCAGGTCTTGTCGTGAGTCGCGCCCCACAGCCTTCTGGCGGCCATGAAGTAGTCCCAGGCGTGCTCGTCGGCGGCGACTGGCACCGCGAGCGCCCCATCGGGGCGGATGTGAAAGATCACTGCCCCATCGGTCTCGGGCATGTCAATGACGTTCCCGTCATCGCCCGTGACGAGCTTGTCCGCGTAGCGGTAGGCCGCACACTGCGCGGCCATTGAGTCGTAGATGCCCTTGGAGGTCTTCCAGTCAGCCACAAGGCGCTTGCGCCCGCGGCCGGGGACGAACATCTCAACGATCAGGTCAAGCGTGCCGGCGTATCCGGTCTTCTCCACATCTGAGAGCCCGCCGTAGACGGTGCACTCGGTGTAGAGCGGCTCGACGTCGTAGAGGTCAAGCAGCCGGTTGGCGTGCCTGACGATCTTCTCGGCGTCCGGCGTAAGCTCCGGCTTCGGTGCGCCCTTGAACTGCGCCTCAAGGTACTCGTGCACCAGCGTCCCGTTGCTCCCGGCCTTGTCCAGGTGCGAGCGCCATGCGTTCTTCACCACATTGACCGCGAGGGATGGATCCTGTGCCACAAGCGCGGTGAGCGCGCCGGACTTGACCATGCCAGCGACCTCTTCGCCGGTCACCTTGAGCTTCCAGCCCTCCACAGCGGGCTTGGCCTCAACGCCCATGACGCTGGTCACGCTCGGCAGGTAGTGCTCCACCTCGTCCGGCGGAGCGGGCCACGGGTAGAGCCTCGGGCCCCAGCCGCTCTTGGTGGCGTTGCGTGGCGGCGTCACGCCGCGTCCCTTGCAAGTCGTCCCGGTGCCACCGACATCCCCGAAGGCGGCACCGGGGGCTCAAGGCCCGAAGGGATAGGGCCGAGCCAAGCTGTGCGGGGGACGTCGATCGCCTCCGCGCCCCGCGCGCGGTTTCCGTTCCCGGAGGGAGTGCTGCCCATGACAGGCAGCGGCATGTGCTCGAACGTCTCACACGCCCAGGCGCTTTCGATACGCCGGGACTTGAGCGGCGCGAAGGCCGCCTCGGTGGTCACTTGCCCATCCCAAGGGTGTGGGCAAGCCACGGCCCGTAGAGGTCAAGCCCCCAGCGGGTCGCAGCGCAGAAGATCAGGAACGAGATCGCGGCCAAGAGCATCAGCACCGTGGCTGGCGTCAGTCCGCGGTCCTTGCGGTGGTGCTTGCGGGCCATCACGCCACCACCCGCAGTCCGTCAAAGGGCTCAGGGTCAACACGCACAGCAGCCCGGACACCGGCTGCCTGATGCAGGTGGGCAAGCGCGCGGTGGAGCTGCTGCGTTGCCTTGGCGATTGCGTCGTCCGCCGAGACGTGCGCGCCCATGTCATCAAGCGCGTCGTCGATGGCGATGGCCGCCGCCCTGGCGGCTCCAGAGGCCCGGACGGTCTCTGTTCGGATAAAGAGGTGCAGAGTGCTCATCTGGCTCACAACGTCTCCCTTCGTTGAGCCCTTGTGACTGTGTAATACCCGATGCAATCGCAAACGCCTACGCCACAAACGACCAGACCGCACAACTATCCCCGCTATTTGCGATGGAAACGTGAACGATCGAACCTATACATTCAGGGAGTACCCCTTCGAAACGGATGCGCTACGGTGGGCATCGCCAGGAAGGGGGATCCATGGCGACACTTGGAGAGATGATCCACGCGGCGCGCACAGCGCGCGGAATGGGTCAGTACGAGCTGGGCTCTGCCGTCGGTGTGCGGAACAACGCGATCAGCACATGGGAGAACGACCGGGTCATGCCAGACCCGGTCAATCTCGCGCGCCTCATCGAGGTGCTGGGGATGGACTCAGATGCGACGTGGCTTGCCTTCGCACGCGCCGTCAACGAGTCGCTGGAGCAGCTCTAGGCGACAGCCTCCGCAGCGCGCTCCTCGTCGGTTGACGGGTAGAGCGCGCGGACACGATCGGCCCGCTCCACCAAAGCACGGCCGGCGGGCAGGTGGGACAGGTCGTGCCGGTGACGCTGGATCACCGCGAGAACCTCAGTGACGGCATCAAAGGCAGCGGACATCCGCTGGGCCGTGACCTCGCTGGTGAACTGGTCGTCCTGCACGGTGCTCTCCGTTCCGTTATCGGGAACGGGTGTTCTACTCACCGAGTCGGACGCGCACCCCGCTGCACCCCCGTCGTTGCGTTCACGGTTAGGCTGCGGGAGAGGCATTGGGTCACCGACTTTCCAACAAGAGGGTTTGGGGGTCTGCTGGTGGCGAAAACTAAGTTATGGATGCTACGAGCGCAACCCGTTATGCGTAGGAAAACGTAAGGCCGCAGTGAGCGCGGCGCGACACACCAATCAGGAGTCCCCTAATGGTGAGTCGCGGATGCAAGGCCAAGACCTCTTTGCCAAACGCTTTGGGAAGTGGCGCGTCGCGCAAGGCGAGTCGCGGAGAGCCACCGCCGCCCGGCTCGGTGTGACCGAACAGACGCTGCTCAACTGGGAGTCAGGGCGTGCCCCGTCCTATGACGCGCTTGCCCGCCTTGTGGCGGCGTCGGGGGTCTCCGGGGACTACTGGCTGGGGGTCACAGACGACCCGAGCCGCGGCCGCATACGCAGCACCCGCCGAAAAGCCAAGTAGGTCACAAGATCCGCGAGCTCCTCGCTGGCGTTCTCGGTGCACCAGTCGCCAGACCGGGTTGTCCAGTCACCTGAGAACTCCTCGCAGCCCGCGAGGTAGCGCGCCTCGATCATCTCGCGCAGATCCTTTGGCGGGCCGATCACTAGCGCACGGGCGTCCTCAAGCGCCGGCCCGAGCTCACGACGGACCAGCGGCCAGAGCGCCTTGGCCTCTTCGGGCGTCAGTTGAGCCACAGGAGGTACTCCGCACTGACGCGGCCGGCGTCAGGGTCGATGAAGTGCAGGCGCTGGGAAGGCACAGACGTGGCCGCCATCCACTCTTTCGCGAAGCTGGAATCGCTTACCAGCGACGGCGTCACGAACACACGCCCGCCACCCGGAAGCGGCAGCGCCATCGGAATGTGGAAGTGCCCAAGGTAGGCGTCTTGGAACTCAGGCATCACGCCCGCTTGCCAGCTCATGTGCTTTCGAAGCACCCCATACGCTGGGATGTTTCCGCCAAAGCCCCGGATGGTGTCCCCGTGGTGTACGAGCGCCCGGTACTTGCCGATTTCAATGACGTGATACCAGGTATCGGCGTCGTGCCAGATCACCCGCTCCTGCCCGGCGAGCTGGTCGCGGATCACGCGCCCGATGATCCGGTCCCAGTTGGTGTCGGTCTCGTAGTCGAGCGACTGCCTGCCCTTGCCACGGCCGACCCTTCCGTGATTGCCGGGCACCTCGTAGACGGTCACGGTGTCAAAGTGCTGAAGGAGCGTGAGGATTGCTTCCTGCAGCACCGTGGCCGCGTCAAAGATCTGCTGGAAGGTCGATCCGGTGACCGCCCAGGCCTGATTGGGGAACTGGCCCGTCTGCTCAATCAGGTCACCGCCAAGTAGCAACACCAGGTCGCGCACCGGGTGGTCTGCCCGCTGCATCTCCGTGAGCTGGATCGCCTTGGCAATGGTCTCGCGGATCCGCCGGTAGGCGACCTCCGTGTTGTAGCTCTCGGTCTTTGCCCCGACGTGCGTGTCGGTCAGGTGAAGAAGAGCCGTCTCGCCCTGAGGCTTCCTGCGGTCCTTGTTCGGGGCAGGCACGGGGCCTGCCATTCCGTTGACCAACGCTGCGTCGTACGCCCCGCGATAGACCGCCCCAACGAGATCGGCCGTCTTGGCCTGCGCGTCTGCCAACTGACGCTGTAGACGACGACAGGTGGCCTCCAGCTGAGCGGCGCGCTCTTCACCACTGATGTCATCCCCGAGCGCAGGCACAGGTCGCCCTCCGATGCGCCGCCACGCCCTTCTCGTTCACGCGGTAGCCGCGTGACGAGAGGGCGCGGGCGATTGCCACATGCCGGATGCCGTCGTCGGCGAGCGCCAGGTCAAGATCGGCGCGGTCCTCAGGCGACAGGTCGCCGAGGAGCTTTGCAACGGGACAGCGGTTCTGCGTGGTCTTGTCCTGCTCCACGCTGATCTCGTCGAGCAGGCCCACGGACTACCCGGCCTGCGAGATGTCGGGAGCGGGCACGTCGGTCGGAACCGCCGGCGCGTCGGCCACGAGGCCCGTGGCGTCGATCGTGACAGGCTGGCCGAGTGCTGCCTGCAGCTGGCGGCCGATGACCACGACGCCGGCCAGACATGCACCGATGATTGCTCCGTAGGTGCCGGGCAGGTTGGTCACCAGCGGTGAGAGGGCTGCGGCGATGGCGCCGATCAGGCCGATCCAGCTGGCGGGACCGAAGGAAACCTTGTTCATCGTGACCCCTTTCAGGTGGTCTTGCCGAGGGAAGAGCCCACGGCGTTGACGGTGTGGACCTTGGACATGGCGCGGTAGGGCGTGCCGGGGTGGCGCGCCTTGAGCGTCGTGAGCGCGGTGTCGCGCGCGGCGGCGGTGCCCCAGGGGCCGAGCAGCTTGCGCGGTCCCTCGAGCCAGCCGTACTTGCCCGGGGCGGTCTGGACCGGGCGTGCGGCCTTGCGGCGGGCGAGCGGCAGCTTTGCCAGGCGCGCGTCGCGGAGCTTCTGGGAGCGCCAGGGGCCGTAGAGCACCGGCTGCGCGCTCAGGTTCTCGATGTAGTAGAGCCGCTCGGGCGGGGCCGGCGGCGCAGCGTTCTCGCGGATGGCCTTCGGCGCGATGAAGTAGAGGCCGGTGCCGGGTCCGTAGGCACGCTGATCGGTGGCCACGGCGTCGCCGTGATTGCCCTCCACCGTTGCCACGACTGATCCCGACAGGACGTGCGTGACCAGTCCGGTGTGCACGCCCGGGTAGACGAACGCGCAGCCCGGAACCGGATGCGCGAGCACCGCGCCCGTCTGACGCGCGGTGTCGTACATCAGCTGCGTTGACGCGCTACCGAGTCCGTCGTCGGCATGAGGTCCGAGCGAACGCCACTGCGCCGTTACGAAACACGCGCACCACGGAATCCCATCGGACCCGTAGACCTCGCGCATCCAGCCGGACGGCTCAGGGTTTCCGCGGTTGCTTCCCATCGGGTTCTCGTGAACGCCCACGAACTGCATGGCGTGGTTCACGACCTGCTCGCCAGGTGTCATTCCTTGCTCCTTCCGGGCGGCGCAAGCCACCCGATCAGTACGGCGATGATGGTGGTAACGGCCGCCGCCACCTGAGGCGGCCACGGAGCGCCGGCGCTCTGGCTGATCCAGCCCAGCACTGTGCCGACCGCCCCGCCGAAGGCGGTGGCAGCCACGGTGGTATTCGGGCCCACGACGTCTAGTGAGTGAGGTAGACCACGAGGATCGTGGGAGCGGCGCCGCAGAGGAACGCGCCGAGGAACAGGAGCACCTCACGCTTCAGTGCGAAGCGTTCACGCTGAGCGGCATCATGAGATTCCATGCGGACCTCAAGCTTGGTCGTGCGTCCGTTGGCGACGGCCTGCTTCTGGTCAATCGACGACAGACGCGCGCGAAGCTCTTCGTCTGCGGCCTGCAGTTCCGCGCGCATCTCGCGGACTTCGGTGAGGATGACCCCGAGGGTGGGATCGGTGTGCGGGGTCATGACACCTTGCCGAGGAACGCGACGGACAGGGTGTTCTGCTCGTTGGTCGCTGCGATGTTCACGGCGGCACCGGAGTTCTGATACGCCATGACACCGATGGTGTTTGACGCTGAGAAGCTGTAGATGGTCGAGCATGAGACGACCGTCTGCGTACTTCCCGATGAGAGGCTGTGAAGTGCTCCTGTGATTCGAGTACCAGCGGTAATCGTCGCGGTATCACCGCTTCCCGAGTACGTTGGGTTCAGATAGATGGCAGCGGCGTAAGGGCCCGCGGCGCTGCCGGCGACGAAGTTCAGCGTTGCCGTGACCAGATAGACGCCCGCAGTCCTGATGGTGACTACGTTTGATGTCGCAGTGAACATGGCATCGGCAGGTGACTCAGTCGCACCGGTGTCAATGTCGCGGGTGTCGAAGTTCACCGCCTGAGAGGTGTTGTTGGCGATTGACTGCACGGCGGCGCGGCGAGCGCGCATCAGCGGCGGGACGGTGTGGCTGTTCGTGGTCGTCAGCAGGTTGTTCGCTGCGGTCGCGGTCCACGTTGAGCCCGTTGAAACCGAGGGCAGGGAAGAGACGAAAGTCTTGGCCATTGAGGATTCTCCTGGCTAATAGGTAAGGACGGGGAACACCGTCTGGGTCCAGACCGGCGATGCCAAGGTCCCGGTGTTCTGGAAGTAACGGCTGGTGTCGGTCTCAAGCACCCACGCGCCGGCGGCGCCGTAGGTGGCGTCAGTCGGACGCACGCCCGAGACCGTTTCCGAATAGGCGACCGTGCCGTCGGGCGGGGCGAAAATGCCCTGAGTTGGCGAGTCAAGAATGAACGGCAGCGCGGATCCGTACGGCGACAGGGTGTAGGTCGTCACGAACGACTGGCCGCCGTTGGTGATCTCCACCGCGATGCCCTCAACGATGTAGCTGCCCGTCGTGTTGGAGGTCTGGTCATAGACCTCCACGCGGTCCTGCAGCTCGGTCGTCAGCTGCATCATCATGGTGGTGGTGTCAGCTGAATCCAGCTGCACCGTCACCGGGCTCACGTATGTTGAGCGAATGTTGGCGATGTATTGACCAAGGCTGAGCGCTGCGGCGTCGGTGTTGACGTAGCCGGTCGTGATCGGCTGGCCGTCTGAGACGCCGAACAGCTTCATGCTCACTTGGTTGGAGCCGACCTGAATGGTCGACCCGGAAGCCGTGTAGGGGCTGGGCTGGGTGTAGTCCAGGCGCGTGACGGACTGGCGGTTGATGAGCTGGTCGAACTCAAAGCCCGGCTGGGAAAGGAGCGCTGCGCTGGTGACGACCACGGCGACTGTGCCGGTGGCTGCGGTGCTTGCGATGTTGGCTGCGGTCTTGGCGTAGCTGATCGTGTTGGAGGTGACGGCGGTCACCACGTACACGCCGTTGAACGTGTTGTCGACGTTCAGCACCTTGACGGTGGTGCCCACGACGATTGAATGAGTGCCGATCGTCAGGGTCGCGACGTTGGACGTGAGTGCCTTGTTCGTGACCGTGTTCGCCATCGCCGTCGGCACGGTGCGACGAGCCCGCGATCCGCGCTCCTCGTACGTGAAGGCACCGAGGCCGGTCATGTAGACCACGCCGCGCTCTGCGATGAGCAGGTCCTGAACCACTGCCAGGGCGCTCTTGCTTCCGTCGGCGTTGATGACCGTGATGATGTCGCCGGTGTCGAGCGCGGTGTTCTTTGCTGCCGCTGCGGTCCAGCCGCCAGAACGCAGCGTGGTGTCGTTGAAGTCGATCGAATCAAGGATGCCGCCGATGCGGGCTCCGGTTGTGGTGACCGCGTATGCCATTACTGCGTCCTCAACAGGGCGTAGGCCGACTTACCAGTCCCGGTCGCTGCCACCGAGGAGGTCGTCTGCACGTTGCCCTGCACGCCGGCGTCGCCCGTGAAGGTCGTGGTGACTGCGCCGAAGCTGTCAGGGTCAATCGGCTGGGCCTTGTTCAGGAAGCTCATCAAGTCAATGCACGACACCTGACACATGCCCGACTGATAATCGAACTTGGCTGAACGCAGGTAGCCCGCATAGACGCCGTACGTGCCGGTGATCGGGCCGTACAGCGTTGCCGGGGCCACCGTGTCGTCGTAGGTCACCGCCGTTGACGCCACGGTGACGCTCGAGGTCACCAGGTAGGTGACGGTTGTCGTGGTGACTGAGCTCACCGTGTAGGTGCCGTTGAAGTTGGCGTCGATGTTGGTGACGAGGATCTGCTGACCAGCCGTGATGCCGTGCGCGGTTTGCGTCGTCACCGTCGCAACGCCCGCGGTCAGCTGCTTGTTCGTGATTGTGTTGGTGACTGCTCCGGTGAGCGCCGTCACGCGCAACGGACGCATCGGAACGAAGCCCGGCGAGTTGTTGGCGTTCAGCGGACTCGTCGGGTTTGCCGGGTTCCAGTAGCTGCGCGAGGTCGGGCGCATGAACTCAAGGTCGCAGGTTCCCGCGTTCATCTGGTTCACCAGGTCATCGCGTCCACGCTTGACGCTGACTCGCTGGCAGTCCAGGGTCACGTCGTCATACGGCCCGTTGTAGAAGGCCGTGAATGCGTTGGCGAAGACGTCTGTGGTCCTGACCAGTCCGACCGTGCCGCCGGTAACGGCTGTGCTCGCCACGTTGGCGGCGGTGAGCGCGTAGTTGATCGTGGTTGGCGTGGTTGCGGTCACCACGTATGGCGCAGTGCCAGCAGCTGCGTTGGCAGCGGTCACGCCGTTGAACGTCGCGTCAACGCCCGCCACGTAGATCGTGTCCCCGACGTTCAGCGTGTGCCCGGCGCAGGTCAACGTGGCGACGTTGGACGTGAGCTGCTTGTTGGTGACCGCAAACGTCGCGGGCGTCAGGAACTGCGTGTAGTCGATGACGATGGTTCCCTGCACTGCCGAGTTCCAGCCGATCTGGACCACGAAGGTTGGGAGCGCCATCGCCTAGACCGCGATCCTCACGAGGCGGTCCAGCTCCGGGCGAAGCATGCGCGCCGCGTCCTTGGCGTTCATGACGCCGTTGAACGTGAGGTTGATGATCTGGCCACCGCCGCCGCCGGCGCCGCTGAGCATCTTCTTGGCCGCCGGCGAGCTCAACGGGATGACCGCTTCCGGGCCGGCCTCGCCGATCAGGGCGAAGTTCGGGCCAAGGGTGATGCCGCCGGTGGCGAGACTGACAGACGGCTTCGGGTGTGCGCGTTCCCAACCGGCGAGCGTGTGCGCGCCGTAGTCGCTGTCAAGGCGGTCCTCTTCCTTACTGGTAAGGCCGCCGCCGGACTTCTTGGCGCTCTTCAGAGCCTTCTTGAAGTTCTCTCGCTTGGTGTTCCAGGCGTCCACGTCTGCCTGCCCACTGGGCGTCTGCACGTTTGACGGCTCGCCCGTCACAGACTGCGCGCCGCTCAGCGCGTTGATCTGCTTGATGAGGTCGCCGAAGTTGCCAGTGAAACTTGCGACGAACTCTGCGCCCAGGGACGATCCGGTGTCGCCGCCAATAAGGTCGGTGAGGTTCTTCTTGAAATCCGCGGCGCTGAGCGTGCCGGCATTGAAGGCGTTGGTCCAGTTGGTGACCTGATCCTGCGCGGCCTTGCCGGTCGCCTCTGACGCTGCTTGTGCGGCGTTGATGGCATCCTGCGCGACAAAGTCGTTCATGTCCTGCTGCGCTTGAGCGCGCGCATTGTCGTCAGCCGCACCGTCGATCGCCGCTTGGAGCTCCGTCTTTCGACGGTCGTGAATGATCTTGTCCTGCGCCGCCTGCATCTCGGTGACGGTCTGACCGGTAACCGGATCGCGGTAGCTTGATGACTTGATCTGGCCGACCTGAGAACCGATTGAACTTGCCATTGAGGCAAGGTTCCCGCGCGCCTGACGGATGCTGTCGACCATCGCCGGGCCGAACTTCTTGGCGGCTCCGACGACTCCGTCCTCAAAGGCGTTGCTGGCTTTAGTCCCCGGCAGTTGATTACCACCACCGCCGATGATGCTGCTGCCGGTTGTTCCAGGCGGCAGAGTCTTGCCGAGCGGGTTCACGTGGTCTGCGATCCACTGAATGCCGCTCTTGATCGTGTTGATCGAGGCGATGATGAGGTTGAACGGCGACAACAGCAGCTTCGCGGCGGTGACGAGCGGGCCGAAGAGCGGGCTGTTGCTGATGTACCCGAACAGCGACTTGAGCACGCCCCAGAGCGTTGATCCGATGCTCCACACGTTCTGAAACACAGGGACCAGCGGAGTGATCGCGCCCTTCAGCATGTTCCAGGCGCTGACAAACACGCCGCCGATCCAAGTCGCGAACGGCTTGATGGCGTTCCAGACGCCCAGCACGCCGTTGCGGAATGTCTGCGAGTGCTGCCACAGCTCGTAGATGGCGACGCCGGCGGCCACGATGGCCGTCGCGATTACGACGAATGGATTGAGCTCCATCACGACGGTCAGTGCGGCGAACGCAATCCGCATTTCTTTGAGAGTTGCGATGACTTCCTTGATCGCACTGAACGCTTTGAAGGCACCGACGACGCCGATTAGTGCGATCGCCAGCGCGGCGGCGACGCTTGAATGCTCCGATATAAAGCTGAACAGTTGGCGAAGCGGCGGGCCCGCGATGGTGACCACCGCTGTGCCGATGTTGGAAATCACGTCGCCGATGGACTTGAAGGCGGCAGTGATCTCAGCCTGATGCGAAGTGATGAAGTTGGCAAAGGCGCTCAGCACCGGCATAAGGCCTTCGGCAAGCCCGCCCTTGATTTCACGTAGCGCGTTATTGAACCGCTTGAACTGCCCGGCGGTCGTTCCGCCGTATGCCGCAGCTGCGTCGCCGACCTTCTGCTGCAAAGCGTCAAGGACCAGCTGCTGCGCCTGCGCCTGGTGACCGGTCTCGACCAGGTTCTTGATGACGTCCTTCTGACCTGAGCTGAACTGCACGCCGGCGCGGGACAGTGCGCCCAGACCCTTCACCGGATCGTTCAGCGCCTTGCCGACCATGAGGGTCGTGGAGTTCAGGTTCTTCCCGAACGCGGTGCTCAGGTTCAGCGCTGCCTGTGCCGCCTGGTCGAAAGTCTTGTGCGTGCCTGAGTTCTTGATGTTGGTGAAGCTCAACAGCAGGTTTGCCGAAGCCTGCGTTGCCTCCTGAGTCTGCCCGGACTGCTCCGAAAGCCGCTCGGACAGTCCGCGCACCTGCTCGGCCGTGACGTTGGCCGCGCCGCCGGTTGACTTGATGACCGTGGCGGTGCGCGCAGCGACGACCTGGTGCTGCTCCTCAACCCTGATGCCCTCGCCGATGGACTGCTTGAGGAGATAGAAGCCACCGATCGCAGCGCCGGCGACCGCGGCCTTCATCGCCGTCAGGTGCGGCGTAGTGTCCTTTGACTTGCGCTGGAACTCGTCGACCGTGTGACCGGTCTTCGCCATTGACGCGGCGAACTCGTCAGTGGCGACGATGCCCTCGCGCATTCCGCGAATGAATGACGCGGCGTTGGCGATGACCGCGACTTCAACCTTGCGCGGTGCCATTAGCTGTCCCTGTTCATATTCTTGATGTCCTCTGCGATGGCTTCGACCTCACGCTGCGTGAGGTCCGCCATCTCCCAGGGCTTGATCCCGTACACCCGGGCTAGACCGGGGTTCCACCACTCTCGGGGGTCGGCTGACTGCTGCTGCCGTCCTCGGCGGGGACGTCTGGGGCTGCCGGGACGGCCGCCGTAGGGTCCGGCGCAGGCTGGTCAGCCTCTGAGGTGATCGCGCCGAAGGGCAGCCCCTCAAGGTCGTCCACGTTCACCGTTTCGCCGGCGCGCTCAATGGCGACAACGGTCAGGGCAATGGTGGCGTCCGCGTCGCCCTCTGCAAGGGCTTCCATGAGATGCATGGGGGTCTGCCCGGTCATGGTCTTGATGCGGCTCATTTCGCGGTATGTGAAGTTGTCGGGCACCGGGTAACGGCGCTCGCCCGTGGGCCACTTCACGATGACTTCTGGCATTCGTTCTTCTCCTAGAGCTGGTAGGTGGTGAACAGACGGTCCACCCACTCGTTGAACTTCTGCTCGACGACGACTTCCTTGCGCGTCAGCGCCGGGCCCAGGAAGGCTCGGCCGCCACGAACGCCCGCGCGTTCGCCGTACTTCTTGATGATCTGAGCACCGATCAGGCTGCGCTTTTCCACTTTGGACCATCCGCCGTTCTTGTTGGAACGGACTCCGCCGCCGCCGAACTCCCAGATGAACGGGTAGCTAAACGGCGCGTTCTTGCCTGAAGTACGCATCGCGTTGTCGCGCACGTACACCGCCGACTGCGTGACAGACGGACGGATCTTGTTGACGAGATCGCCGGTCGTTCCCGTCAGTCCCTTTTGGCGAGCAACGGATTTTGCTTCTGAGGCGACAATGTCGCCGATCTCGCGAAGGGCCTTGCTCTCGCCCTTGACGGCATCCGCTGCGACCGCGGAAAGTGCCTTGCGGACGTCGTAGAGCCCATTGACGATGAGGGTGCCATCGCCGGACGCTCCGCTGATCTTCCCGAAACCCGCTGTGCTTGCTGCCATGACAGGACGCCGCGGGGCCGGGATCTAGCCCGACCCCGCGGCGAGTTACCTCAGTCGGCGGTGTCTGAGGTCTGGTAGATCAGCGTCAGCGGCGACGTCGCGTCGGTCGTCGGCTGCAGCATCTTGAACTTGAGGTCGTGAGAGATGACCTCAGGGCCCTTCACCGCCGGCGTGCTGCCGTCGAAACGGCAGCTGGGAAGCACCAGGTCGACGTAGGAGTAGAAGCTGCCCTCAATCGCCGTGGCGGAGGTCCACTTTGCCTCGATCTGCGCGGTGGTGTTGTTCAGGAAGCGCTGATACGCGGTGGTGCTGTTCCACTCCACCGTGATTGAGCCCTCACCCATGGTGAAGTCGTGCAGGATCGGCTCGGCCATGGTCGCGCCGCCGAGGAAGTAGCGGTCGTCCTTCAGACCCAGCGTGTAGGTGAACTGGAAGTTGGTCACGTTGCCGAGGGTCGTGCCACCGACGGAGATCACGCCCTGAGTCCAGTACATGAGCTCGTAGGCCGCATTGGTTGACGTGGTCGGGTAATACGGGACCGAGTTGCTGGACGCGATGGTCTCGTTCTGACCGGTGAAGGTGACCTGCGCCTGCAGGGTCTGGTCCATCTGCGACTGCAGCTGCAGCGCGGACACCTTCATGCCCGAATACTGAAACGGGTAGACGTTGCCCTGGTTGTCGGGGCGGCCGATCTCAAGGGACAGGCTCTTGCCGTAGGTGTCGGCCAGCGTGTAGGTGTGCTGACGGGTGTTGGTGGCACCAGACGGGGTCGTGATCGACGACGCGCCGAAGGTGTTGGCAAAGATCAGGCCCATGCCCTTGGTGGGCACGTCAAGGTTCACCTGACCAGCGGCCTTCTTCTTGCCGGGGAAATAGCGGTCAGCGCGCAGCACGCGGTTCGGGCTTGCGACCGAGTTGGCGGTCGTCGGGCCCGACGCACGAAGCGACTTGGACTCGTTGCGGTCAATCGTGAAGGCGATTGACTCGTCAAGGAATTCGTAGAAGTGGTCCGGCGAAATGAATGTTCCATACGCGGACTCCTGCTTCATCCCCAGGTAGGCCGAGAGGCCGCTGCGGATACCGGTTGAAACTGCCATGAAGGCTCCTTACGCGGCCGGAGGTGCGGCCGGGTCGGCGGGTGCAGGCGCGTGAGCTGCGTCCTGTCCCTGGGTGGGCGTGGGGCTGCCGGCGTCTGCCGGCGGGTCTGACTTGGTCTTCTTGGGCGCGGGAGTGCCAGCTGCGGCCTCCCAGCCCTGCGCGATGAGGCTCTGCGCGATGTCGTCCGGCAGGTCGGCGGTCTCGCCGTTCAGGACCGTGACGACTGAACCGTCCGGCAGCTGAACGTCGACGCCGTCCGCGTACCCGACGTAGGTGATCTTGGTCATCTCTCCGTCTCCTTCAGATACGGGCGTCGACGCGGACTCCGGTGGTCAGCAGTGCCGATCGTGTCGTGTCACTGGCACCCACCTCGAGCTTCACGTCCTCGACTGCCGCGACGCGGCAGGTGTTTCCGATCGTCGGGTCGGTACGAAGCACCGACTCGACCTCGGCCAGAAGCGCGTATGCGCGCTCCACGGCTGGCTGGGTCTGCTGTCCCTCGCGGATCACCATGATGAGAACCTCGAGGGTGTAGACCTCCTCCTTGGCACCTCGTCCAAGAGCTGCCCAGGTCTGGGTACCGCTGAGCCCGAGGATGTTCACGGACTCGCGGCCGGGGTCCGGTAGCGCCGGCCCGTAGTTCACGCGCACGCCGCTGAGGCCGGAGTCGGCCGAAAGCAGCGTGTAGAGCTCGGCCATGACGGCCGGTGCGGTTGACGTGGCCACCTAGAACACCAAGTGGCGGCGGTAGGGGTAGAGCAGGCGACGGGTGGCCTGCGGCAGGCCGTAGGTCGCCGCGCGGTCGGGCGCGAGCATCAAGGCGTCGTCGGTGTTCATCGCGAACGCGCTGATGTCGCGGCGCATCGCGGAGGTGACCGCGAGGATGCATGCCTGCTTGACGTCCACCGGCACGGACGGGAAGCCCCAGTTGCCGGTGATGTCCACCATCGCAAAGCCGTAGCGCACGGCGGTCGCGCTGGTGTAGATGCCCGTCATCAGGCGCGAGAGCTCAAGCGACGTAAACACGCCGTCAGGCTTTGAGATCGGCTGAAACAGGTACTGGTCCGTCGCCGTCAGGGTGATTGGCGCCGTTGACTCAGGGTGCAGGACGACCGACGTCACAGACGCTGCGTCGTAGGGCGCCAGGTCCAACACGAACTGGCCCATGTTCAGGCGGAAGCGACGGGTGGCAGCGGTGCTGACCGGAGCGAACTCGCGATCAGTGTCGTTGATGATCGCTTCGGAGTAGATCGTGATGTAGGTCTGAATCAGGCTGTCACGCAGCGTGTCTGCGGACGGGGTTTCCAGTGCCGCACGCACGTCTGCAACGGTGCACAGATCGCGGGCGTCGGCGCTCATGCGCGCTTCTCCGGTGCGTTGGTTACGCGACGCTCTGCGCGCTGATTCGGGAGGTTGGCGCTAGTGGTGAGCGCGCGCAGCTTCTCGTCAATCACGCGCACGCGCGCATTCAGGTTCTTGTCGGCGGCCTCAATGCGCTCGTCAAGGAGCGCAGTGATCTGTGCCGATCGTTCTGCGGTGGTCATGTTGTTCTCGCTCATGAGAAGGGGCCGGAAACACCCGGGGCCCGCATACGGGGCCCCGGGTGAATCGGACGGTGTCGGTGCGACGACTAGAAGGTCGGCGCCACCAGGCCGGTGCCCGTGATGGCCGCGATGGCCTTCGGGTAGCGGCCGCCAGCGAATGCGCTGTAGTTGAACAGCTGCAGGCGCACCTCGAGGGTGCCCGAGAGCACCTGGTCAAGCGTGCGGGTGACGATCGGTCCCTCAAAGAGGTACAGGTCGTCTGCGCGCACCAGGTACACGGCGTCCTGGTTCGTTCCGGAGCCCAGGTTCGTCGGGACGTTGGCGTCCACGATGACCGGAAGGCCGGCCAGCGAACCGACGACGCCGCCGTCCGAACCACCGCCGACCGGGTAGCTGAAGCCCATCTGCTGGAACAGCAGGGGCGACGAGCTGGTCGCCGCGGCGAGCCAAGCGGCACGACGCGGGTGCATGATCCAGTGGGTCGCAGGCAGGTAGCGGTTGCTGAGCACCTGCTGCACGGCGTTCATCATCTGGCTGAACAGCTCGCCACCCGTGGGGGAGGCGTCGGTGTAGCTCACCGAGTTGATGGACGACACGTTGCCGATACCGACGTGCTCGTAGCTGGCCGAAGCACCGACCAGCAGCTCGCGGTCAAGCTCGGTGGCGTGCGCCAGAGCCAGGTCGCGGAAGATCATCTGGTCAAAGCCAGGGCTGGCACTTCTCTCCAAAAGCTGAAGGGAAATGTCCTGCTGACCGGCGATCGTACGGACGTTCACGCTGTACTGGTCCGAAGTCGCGTCGGTCTTGGAGACAGACGATCCTTCCTGCTGCGCGGCGACGGTCGTACCCGTGAGCATGCGCGGGATCGTCAGCACGGTGCCCGTGTCGGGAAGCGGCACGGACGGCAGGATGTTCGCGAAGGGGCGGCCCTGACGGGCGACCTCAACGGCGTACTCGATCAGGTACTGCGGCGGAATGAAGCCAGCACCGGAACCACTGCCGGTGGTGACGTCACGCTGCTCGGCCTGCAGACGCATCAGGCGCTGCATGGCCTCGCCGTCGCCACGCTGGCTGAACACCAGGTCGTGAACGAACGAACGCTTGTCGGGGGAGTCCGGCCGGTAGGTCGGCTCCTCGGAAATGACGCGGACGTCGGTGGAGAGCACGGGCGTGTTCGCGCGAGCCTCGGCGACCTTCTCAAGCCGGGCCAGCGACGCCTTGCGCTGCTCAACAGCCTCAGAAGCCTGATCGAAGTCGGCCTCGAGCGCGGCGATGTCTGCGCTCTCCTCGGCCGTCTCGATGGCCTCACCGGCGGCAAGCATGCGCGAGTGCGCGTCCTCGACAGCCACGCGGGCCTCGTGGATCTTGTCCATAGTGATGATTACCTCGTGAGATCGAATCGGATGATGTGAAGGCGGCTCCGGGCCTTGGCCTTGAGCCTCTTGAGCGCCTCGCCCTCGGGGGTGAGCGACGAAGACATGCCCGCCGGGTCAACCGGCGCGACGATGGCCCGTGCCGCCGAAGGCACGCGACCACTGCGGATGGCGCGTTCGAGCACCTCCGCCTTTGCCTGCGGGTACGCCGGGTAGGTCACTACCGAGACGTCCAGCAACTGTTCAACGGAACGCACCACGCGGTGCGGGTAGCCGTCGCGCATGTTCCAGTCCTCGCCGTCATCTGCGATGAGGAACGAGAACGAACACTGGGTGATGAGACCTGACCGCATCTTGCTCGTGACGCGGTTCACGTCGAAGTCGTTGGTGTCAACGCGCGCCCACATGCGAAGCCCGGCCGCGTCCTCGCGCAGCTCAAGGTTCACGCCGGTACGCGCGAGGATCGCCGAGGGGTCGTGGTTGAAGAGCAGACGGCAGTCCAGGTCATCGCGCGCGAGCGCGTCGCGAAACGCGCCGGGGGCGATTGACTCGGTGAAGCCGCCGAGGTCCTCGGAAATCGCACCGAAGCGGCTGGCGTAGCCGACAATGGTGCGGAACTGATCGCCGGCGCCTGAGTCACGCCATGTCGCAGTGGCGGCGGCGTTCGCGTGACGCTCGGAGGAGCGCATGGGCGACACGTCTGAGAGCGGGAGCAGCTCTGCCGGCTGGTCGTCCTCCGTGCCATCGTCCGCGTCGCTGCCGACGTTGGTCTCGGACCCGTCGCTTGCGTTGTGGCTGCCGTTGTCGATGTCCAGGTCGATCGAGATGTTGATGGTGGGCGTGTCGGTGCCCTCGTCGTCCTCGTCGTCCTCGTCATCGTCCTCGTCTGCCTCGCCCAGCTGCAGCGCCTCGTCGACGTCTTCAAGTGCGTCATCAAGGCTCTGTTCGTCCTCAACTTCGCCCTCTGCGTTTGGCTGCATGGGATCTGCCATCGGGTCGGTGACCTCGTCCTCAAGTGCGCCGGGAAGCTCGCCCTGAATACCGATGCGGCATCCGCCCTGAGCGTTCACGTCGGCAGCCACCAGCACGCACGCCTCAGGCCCGTCCCACGCCTCGCCTCGGTAGAAGATGCAGCCGCCGCACTTGCCCGCCTGCGGGTCGTACTGCACGGTCGTCTGGTCAAAGCGTCCGTTCTGCTCAACGCCGTCGATCAGGGCGTCCGCGAGAATGCGTTCGCCCATGCTGATGATCTCGCGGCTTTCAGCGGCCGCGGCGGGCTTCTCGCGGCCCATAATTGCCTCCTTGGCGGGGTTGTTGGTCACTTCTGGCCTGCGGGTGGCAGGTTGTCGCCGCCGGCGCCATGGTTGGGGGCACCTCCGACCGGCGTCATCTGGATCTCGTTGGCGCCAGGGGCGTCAAGCGGCGGAAGGTTCTCCATCGCGCGCAGCTCGTTGGGCGTGACCACGCCGGCCGAGCGCAGGAAGAAGTAACCGTGCATGCGGCTGATGGTGTCCGCGCGCATGAGGCCGTCCATCAGGAACTCCGGCATGAGATCGCGGTTGGCGGGGAAGAGGTCAACGTCCGCGCGAAGTGCCTGCTCAATGCGCGAGGCGCGCGGGAACAGGCAGTAGCGGGCGAAGCGGATCGACTCCTCCTCGGCGGTCTGCGAGCTTGCGGGACCCTGAATGCCCAGCATGGTCGGCGGGATGTTGAAGATCCGTGCCACCTGCTCCACGCCGTACTTCATGGCCTCAATGACCTCGACGTCGGCCGGCGTCATGGTGACCTTCGACAGCGTCGCGCCGTTGGTGAGGATGGCGGGCTTGCGGGTGTTTGACAGGCCGACGTGGCCCTCAGCCCAGAGGCGGCGCATCTCGTCGCTCTGCTGGCGACCGAGGGACCCCGGGATGGTGATGGCGAGGCCGGGGGTTCCGTCGTTCGCGTAGGCGCGTCCTGCGTACTCCTCGGCCGCCAGGGCGAGCCCCAGCGCGTGCTTGTGCTGCGAGATCGTGGAGATGCCGATGAGCGAACCGGTCATCGAGTAGCCGCGGATGTGCAGGATGTCAGAGGTGGTGAGACCTGACTGCGTCTTGCCGTCGATCTGAACGTCGAATTGCTTCTCGCCGGTGTCGCGACTCCGATGCACGCGGACTGCGTTCGGATCGAGAACGTGCATCTCGACGACCTGCCCGCGTCGGTCTTTTACCTTCTGCAGGAAGGCGTTCCCGCACAGCTCAATGCACGAGACGATGTCCGAGATCCAGTCGAAGCGGGACTGGTCGGCATTGGGCTGATCGTGCAGCAGGCGATAAATCGGCAGGTTCCACGCGCGCTCACGATCAGGACCCTCGCCCTTGTAGACAATGAGCGGCAGGCTGGCGAGCGTGTTTGCGATCAGGCGAACCGACGCACCGACCGCCGGCAGGCCCACGGCGATGTCGGGGGTGACGTAGCGGTTGGTGTAGGTGTAGTAGCCGACCGCCGAGCTGCTGCCAGGGGCCGGGATCGCTGACGACCCCCACTCAGCCGGTGCGCGCTCCTCGGGGTTCGCGGGCTTGGTCGTCTTCTGCCAGGGCCACGGCATTAGGCCATCACCTCATGCTCCTCGGACGCGCGGACTGGGCGGGGGAGGGCTTCCAGCCCCAGCGCGTCGCGGGTCTTGTAGTAGTCGTTGGCCGCGCTGCGACGGTGCGCGGGGCGGCGGTGGTTGCGGTGGTCGACGACCACGTCGGTCATGACGAAGGCGTCCTCGCGGCCCGGGTAGCCGTGCGGCGCCCAGAGCACGCGCGTACGGTCGCCGTGGCCGGCGAGGTAGACGTCATGACGTCCCTCAACGCGAAGGCCCGGCAGTGCGCGGAACAGCATCCGCATGTCAGAGCGCGAGTCATTGGGCAGCTCGATGAACTGTTCGACGTCGCCAAACTCCTCAAGTCCTCGGCGCTGAGTCAGCGTGACCTCAATCGCGTCGCGCTCAATGCAGTGAAGGCGCGAACGGAAATCCGCCGGCGCCTTCATGAGCACCTCATCGCCGTCAAACACCCAGAGCCAGTCGCCAGGGTCTGCGACCGAAAGCGCCAGGCGGAAGCAGAGCGACCGCTTCTCGACCTCATTGCCGAAGAACGGAGCGTCAGGCTGGTGAAGCGTAAGCCCGATGCCCATGGCCTCACAGGTCTGCTGGATCACTTCGACCTGACCGACCTCTGAGCGCGAGCGCCCCTGATGGTCGAATGCCTGATACGGCCCGTCAACTGCGACCAGGTGGTCGATGTGCGGGCCGAAGCTCGCCACGGCGGCCGCGAGGAAGGCCGGGGGCTCCTGATACCAGCTGAGCACTCCGACGACCTTCACGGCGCCCTCCCGGCGTCGGTGATGGCCTTCCAGAGGCGCGAGCGGTTGTCCTCGGACTCTGCGAACAGGTATTCGCGGGCCAGATCCATCACATCTTCAAGGCGGCGCATGCGCTCAAGCGAGATGACGCCGGCCGGAGCGGGCATGTCGACGCCGTGCTCCTTCAGCAGCAGGCGCAGCGCGAGGTTCTCGCCGTGGGCGAGGCGCAGGCGGTCCTCAAGGTTCCAGATCACGGCCGCCGACTCATCAAGGTTCGGGCGAAAGGCGGTGGTCATGCCGGCACCTCGGTGTCGTCCCAGAACATGACGTAGCCGCCGCCGGCAGGCTCCACCTGACAACGCCACGCGGCCATCGCGGAACTGACCAGGGCGTCAATCTTCACGCCGCGCTGGTTGCGGAGCTTGTGGACCTTCCAGCCGTTCTCGGTGTGCTCGGCCTGCGCGTGAGTGACGTGCTCGGCCAGCACCAGATCGCCGTCGTGGGCGAGGCGGCCGGTGTGGATACCGTCGAACCACGACGCCCATGCGCGCGTCTGATTGGTTTTCTTGCCCCACGAATCGACGACGGTGTATCCCAGCTCGTCAAGCATCATCGCGACGACCTCGAAACGGTTCGGGTCGTATGCGACCGAGTGAATGTCGTGGCCGGCGGCGCGAAGGCGCTCGATCACTGAGATCGCCTGACGAGGGTCAAGGTTGCGGTCGGCGACCAGCTCGTGACAGGGCACGCCGCGGCGCGCGCCGATGACGTGGCACTTGACGCCGATGCGCTCCTCGTCGTCTGGGAACCGCCACGCCCAGGAGATCGCAAGGGTGTCGTCGTTCAGCGCGGAGTCGACGCCGATGAACAGTTCTGCGCCTTCGGGCACCTGCAGGTCGGGGACCATCAGGCGGTCCCACGCGCCGCGCCCGATCCACGCCCGCTGGCTGCCGTCGCTCCAGACGTTCCCGTGCAGCTGAAGATACTCATCGGCGGAAAGTTCTGGATTGGCGGCCTGACGCTTGAGCGACTCTTCGGTGATCCACGAAGCGGGGTTTGCGGCCTTGATCGCGGCGATGTCGTTCTTGTCGGTGGTCTTGGCCTCGTAGCGGTAGACCAGCGTGCGCCCGTCGAAGTTGCGGGAGATCGTCAGCGCGCCGCGCTCTTCGACGTCGCCTGCGGCCTCGTTGCCGTCGATCAGGCGGCCGAGGATCCCGGACTCGCGCGTGTGCGACTCGCCGGCGGTGGTGATGGTGAACGTCTGGGCCGACTTGCGGGCCATGCCGCCGGTCGTGAGCGCCGCCCACGCCTTGCGGAGGTTCGGCGTCGTCCACTGCGCGACCTCGTCACAGATCACCAAGCTCGGCCCGTAGCCGTGAAGCCGCTCCGGGCTTGACGACATGCGGAGGATCTTGCCCATGCCGTCGGCCCGGGCGACCTCGCCGATGTATTCGCGCAGCACCACGCGCTCCATCAGGTCGGGGTTTTGGCGGATGAACGCGACCACTGCCTCAAACAGGCGCCCGGCCTGACGGTCGGAGGCGGCCGCCAGCAGGATCTCGGGGCTTCCGTCCATCTCGAGCAGGGACCAGAGCGCGTAGGCGGCGAGCAGATGCGTCTTCGCGTTCTTGCGCGGCAGCACCAGGCAGATCGAGTTCCAGCGGAAGTCGCCCTGGTCATCAACGGCCAGTGCCTCGGTCATGAAGTCAGCTTGAAAGGGCTCAAGCACCATCGGCTTGCCGGCGAACTGGTCGACCGAGAGCACGAGGTTCTCGGCGCACCAATCGGCGAACTCAGGGCCGTAGCTCAGCTTGCCCTTGAGGTAATCGGGGGTCAGGAGACGACCCTGAGCTTCTCGCGCGGCTGGCGGTCGGGTGAGTTGGCGGAGCCGCGGGGACGGCCGCCCTTGTTCACGGGCATCGGGATGGACTCGATGCCGAGCTCCTTCGCGCAGCGTGCGGCCTCCCGCTCGGCGGAGATGGCGATGGCGATTGCGGGGTGCGCGACGTCCTGCCCGGTCGAACCTTTGGTGAGCAGCGTGTCGACGGGAACGCTGTCCCAGGCGCGCTCGGCCAGTTGACTCATTCGCGCGTAGCGCGCGATGGCGCGTTCGATGTCAGGAGTGACCTCACCACGGGTGGCAAGGACCTCACGCGCTGCATCGGCCGCGCGGCGGCCTTCTGGGGTCAGTTGCAAAATCGCCTTAGGCTGGGTTTTGGCGGGAGGGGTTAGGGTGGCTGGCCGTCTGGGTGCGTGATGAAGTCATGACCGCCCCCCTCTTGACTCAAACGTCGCGTGACACGAACGACAGAGCGTCACGCAGTTGCTCGCCTCAAGCGCCAGATGCGGAGCCACGCGAGCCGGAATGATGTGGTGAGCAGTCAGGTCGGTGTAGGTGCCGCAACGACGACAGCGCCCATCGCGCTCACGGACTTCCTTCGACACCTTGCGCCAGCCAGGTGTGTTGATGAAGGACGAGTGAGCAGCGGTGCGCGCTGATGTGTTGCGTGGGTGCTGAGCTCGAGCACTGAACCCTGCGAAGCAGCTGGGGCAGCGTCCGCGCTTGAGATCAGTGGGTAGGGCGGACGTGCCGCAGTCCTGGCAGAGCCTGAGCTTGGGCATAGAACGAGAACGGCCCACCGAGTAGGCGGGCCGTGACTAGTGACAGCTAGAGCGGGGTGGGGGGAGGGGGTGCTAGCGCACCGGGCTCTTCATCCTGCAGCCCACCTCGCACCGGGAATACTAATCATCTGATCGGACATCATGCAAGCGTATGTGCCGCTGATCCGGTCGCGTGCCAGGTATGTGGCCGCCCACGCCACCGATGACGGGGATACCGCGCAGCCTGCGCTCATCTGCCGGCGCACCACGAGGGTCCATCCGCGGGGCAGTGCCCGACGCACTGGCCTCGCTCAGCGCCCGCTCAACCATCGCGGCGTGCTCACGCTCAAGCTGTGCCCGCTGAACTGCGGCGAAGAGTCTCGACACGATCAACCTCCTTCATCACGTTGACGATGGCCCGGCGATGGTGTTCGCGCACCGTGTCAGGCCCGACGCCCAGGACGAGCGCGATTGCCTTCCACCCAAGCCCGGTCTCGCGCAGCCTGAGCACCTCAAGCTGCCTGTCGGTACACACGGCCCGAGAGATGACAACGAGATCCACATGTTCCACGGACCCGTTCCCATGTTCCCCATGTTCCCTGTTCCCTACGCTCATGTACCCCTACTCTCTTTCACACACAGATTTCTTTGTAAATAGCGGGGAAACAGCCTGTGGATAACTATGGGCAAGAGAGTGCATAGAGGGAACATGGGAACATGGGAACAAGTCATGTTCCCGCTCATGCGGCGTCCTCAAGAACCCAATACCGGATGCTCCTTCGACCGTCCTCGACGAAGTCCAGAAGCCCCGCTTCTGCCGCTGCACGGACCGCACGCTTGGCCCGCTCAGCCGTCACCCTGACCCGGCCACCGCTCTTGGTCGCAAGCATGAACTCGCGCAGCGTGACGCCCTGCTCCTGGCACGTCGCGCCGGCACGGGATGCAAAGCGCAGCAGCTGCTCCACGTCCGGGTCTGCCTGGTCGCGTGAGTCCTCGATCATCGGTGCCCAGTACGCGCACGACCTGTCAATGAGATCCATCGCCCACTGGGCGTCGGCCTCCTCAATCCTCAGGTCGTTCAGGCTCGTGATCTGTGACGCCTGACGACCAAGCGCGGACAGCGCCGCCAGCTTGACCGCCGTGGTCCGTGCCCGGGCCCACACCTCCGCCGCACGATGCGCGCCCTCGTCGCTCGCTGAGTTGTGCACGGCGAAGAGCCTGTCGTACCAATCGGTGTAGAGCATGGCCGCCTCGGGCGTCCAGAGGCTTGACACCTGCACGGGCTCCATCGTCCGCCTGACTACCTGCCCAAGGTCGTCAATGATGGACTCAATCTGATCCCACCCGGTCTGGCTCGCCAGGGCGGGGAAGGGGACCGAGCGCACTAGCGGCGGGGTCGGCATCACCAGCCACCGGCCGGCGAAGCCTGAGGAGAACATCAACTCACTGGCCGCACCGTGAAGCACATGCGGCGGGATGTTCCCGATCATGGTCACCGAGACCCGCGTTGCGTGGGCCTTGGTCGCCTTGGTGTGGCTGCCCACATACCCGTCGTACACCGACAGCAGCACGCGCCTTGAGCTCTCCTCCCAGCGCGCCGCGTCCTTGGTGAACAGGGTGCTTACCTCGTTCCACGCAAGGAGCCACGACCGCGGCCAACGCTCGGTCCACCGCTCAGCGTCCTCCTCGTTCTGCGCGCCCAGCAGCTCAACGATGCCAGCGTCGGTCGCCCTAGTCAGGTAGTCAAAGCGCAGCTCACCTTCGCCGGCGTACATCCGGGCCCGGTCAATCGCAGCACGCGCCGACTGCAGCGTCGTGGTCTTTGCCCCGAGGGCCGACTGCCCGACCACCAGCTGCCACACATGCGCGAACTCCTCGCTCTTGCCGATCGTGACCCTGAGCTTCGGCGCACCGATGGCCGAGAGCACGGCGATCCCGGTTGACAGGTGCGCCTCGGGCGCAGCCTCGCCGACCTTGCCCAGGTCATCGCACCACTCACGGAGGAACCCCGTCTCAGGTATCACCAGCGCGTCCCCCAATCACTTGCCCAGGTTGATGTGCGTGCCAAGGCCCGCGGCCGCGTGCGCGCTCTGGTGATCTGCTTCTTCACGACGTAGGTGCACTCGTGCGAGGGCAGGCCCGAGGCGTGGCCCTCGTGCACCAGCACCTGCACAGCCCGCGCCTCGTCAAGCTCGCCACCAGCGACCAAGCGGCCGGCGGCCCACGCGGCCCCGGCGAGCGCCCTATTTCTGCCGGACTCGGCACTGGCCTCCTGCCAGAACCGCTCCACGATCTTGTCGAGCACCCGGTCAACGCGGTCGTGCTGCGGGTCCAGCGCCCGAAGGCGTGCGGCCTCCTTCAACCGCTCGCGGTCCTTTGCGGCGCGTGCCCGGTCAACCTCGTGCTGCTCGGCGATGGCGGCCTCAATGCGTGTCGCACCGTGCACCACCTCGTCGGCCTCAAGCCAGTGCGCGGTGCACACGCCCTCAATCGTCTCCTGCCCCTCGCACTGCGGCACAGCGCACGTCACTTGGGCACCGAACCTTGATCAAGCATTTGATCAAGCCAGTCCTGAACATCTTGTGTGCCCTTTGAGCTATTGCATGACCTGCACGCAACTGTGAGGTTGGACGGAATGTCTGCGCCGAGATCCGCACGAGGGATGATGTGGTCAATCGTCAGGTCTTCATTGCCGTAGCAGTAGGCGCACGTCGGGTGATGCTCAAACCGAAGCCACTGGTAGAAGCATTCCCAATCCATACAGCGGGTAGTAACCGCACGTCGGCTGTATGCGCTTGTCACAGTCTGCGCGAACGATTCCGGCATGTAGGCGATCCATCTGCCTGCTCTGAACGGGTAACAACAGAACGAGCAGGTGCCTGAAAACTTGGCCTTCATCTTGATTGCGTCCTCCATCGGAGGATCCCATCGGTAGCTCACTTGTCCTCCGCTTCGTTGATCGCGTCGTTCAGCAGATCCGCGGACACGTCCGCCATCTGCTCCTCGTCCAGTCCGATGGCGACAACCTGATCCAGCGCGTTCTCCACTGCGTCGCGGTCGTGGCGCGGGAGCCGCGCCGCCACGTCGTAGATGGGCTTGATCGCCAGCTGCAGGGCGTCCACCAACCCGCTCACCCCTCCACCACCACGCCGGCGGGCTCCTCGCCGATCAGCAGCCGCTTCTCGTGCGCCTGGTCAAGCCGGTTCCACGTCTCCTTGCAGTGATGCACGTACCCGTCGCGGGCCGCCACCATCGCAACGCCCGCGTCGCGCAGACGCATCGACAGGTGGAAGTCCGACGACCACGACTGCTGGGCGTTCCCGAACACGCCAAACGGGAACTGCCGCCACATCTCGCGGGTCATGCACGTCAAGGCGAAGCCCACAAACCCTGTGGGGAGCACCTCGGCGTCGTGGTTGATGACCTGGTCGTACCGGTAGAAGTCGTATGCACCGGGTACCGGCACGTCGCCCATCAGCGGCCGGCGGGTGATGTTCACCTCCGGGTGCTGGTGATCCAGCCTGCAGTACCCGGTGACCACCGGCAGCCCGTCTGCGACCTCAAGCACCGCATCCAGCGCCTGCTGGCTCACGATGCAGTCGTCGGCGCAGAGGATCGCGTGCGTGAAGTCAATGGACTCATCACGGACCAGCGAGTCCATGACCGAGACCAGCTCCCACTCGGTGTAGTTGCTGAGCCACGCCTTGCGGATCTC